GACAGCTCTAGTCCTCCTTCGGGGTGAACGTCTCCCCGTCAGGATTGATGTGGACTCGATCGTGTCCCCGTCGTCTTTCGACGAGCGGTGGCTACAGGGTCTGCGCACCCACCTTAAGAGCTTTTGAGCCGAGCTCCAGAGGAGGGATCCGGAACTCGACGGGTATTGCTGGTGGAAGTCGTTCCACTTTTCGACGAAGAAGGGCCCGGGGGGCTCCCACGCTCTTCTAGAGTGTTGGGATGACCTCTGGTCCCTGCCTGAGACCCTCCGGCAATCTATTCGAGTTGTCGGGGGAAACAAGCTATATCGAATTATGGAATACCTGCAGTCGAGTCCTATCCTCGGACTCCTGGGGACCCCTCGCCCGGTTCCTATTCGCCGGGTCACGGGGATCCAGGATAAGGAGGGTAAGACGAGGATGGTGGCGATCCTGGACTATTGGTCCCAGACCGCCCTCCGCCCTCTGCACGATCGACTGTTCGGTATCCTGAGGGTAATTCCTCAGGATATGACTTTTAGCCAAGGGGAGTTCCACGAACGTGTCCGGGATTGGGGTGGACAGGGGGATGGAGTCTTCTATTCTGTGGACCTTAGTAAGGCCACCGATAGGTTCCCTATCTCCCTGATCTCCTTCACCCTTGAGGGGCTGTTTGACTCTCACTTCGTCCACCACTGGAAGAACCTTATGGTGGGGTACCCTTTCTCCACTGTAGGTGGTCCCGTAGTTTACAACTGCGGTAACCCAATGGGGGCCTACTCTTCGTGGTCGGCCTTCGCCGTCGCACACCACTTTGTGGTGTACGTGGCATGCCAGAGGTCGGGTGTTAAGTGGTCAACGGCCAGGTACGTCCTTCTCGGGGACGATATCCTGATCGGAGACAGCAGAGTCGCTCGCCAGTACCTTAAGATCCTGGGGATCCTCGGGGTAGAGGCGTCTCCTTCGAAAACTTACGTCTCGAAAGAGCTCTGTGAGTTTGCGAAACGCCTCCTCTACCGGGGTCAGGAAATTACTCCTTTCCCAGTCTCCTCTGTGAGCGACCAGTGGTGGAGTATTCCACTGGTCGTTTCTGCTCTTCGAGGAGAGGCTAGGAAAGGGTATACCACACTAAGTGGGATCCCTTCCGCGGTCCGAGCTCTTCAGGAAAAGGTTAATCCCAAGTCTGGTCGGGTTTGACTCGACCAGGTCTATCGGGATGCCTACCTGTGCGAACTTGGGACAAAACTCCTCTCCGGGGAGATCTCGGCTGGTACTTATTTCGGTACCGTGAGCGGGGAACTCTCCTGGTGAGGGGTTGAGGAGGATAGCCGCTCTTTCGAGGGAGCAGCTTTCCTTCTCCTGTCCAATCAGTTCCAGAGCTCTCTTAAGTCTGGGACCGACGTATTTCAGTTTTACTCTGACATGCGCCGCTCCCACCTTAAGTCGTGCGGATCGCTGGATTGGCCAGAGTTTGAGAAGTCCTACCCCGTCATCCACGTACTAGTGGGGATGAGTAAGGACCTCTTTAAACTCGAGTCTGACATGGGTCTCCCGTTCGAGAAGTCGGACACCTGGAGGGATCTCGTGAAGTGGATGTATAATCCCTTCTCTGTTGACCCTCTGGGGACTGATAACCCGAAACGGGCGGCCCGTGTCAGCCACCGGCTTGGCCGACAAGCCTGCAGGCTGATGAACTCTCCTGAGGCGATGTCCAAACTCATGTCTAGGGTGTCTCGGAGCCCATTCCAGGATTCCGGTCTCATCCTTACCCTCCGTGTCCCAGGTGGGCTCAGAGAGGCCAGAGATTCTAGAGTTGATCACTCTGAGTACTCTGGACAGGTTTGGAATCAACGCCTCGGGAAGTGGGAGAAGAAGGCTGGGTTACCGGGTCTTCCGGGGTTCCTCACCTCGGGAGGGCCTTGGTTTTCTCGGCCCCACCTCTCCCTTACTCCCCCCCCTTTTACTTGGCGTCTCGGTTACCGAGACTTGTCCAGATTTCGTCTGGACGCTGAGAGAAGGGGGGAGTAAGTGTCAGCCTACGGAAACTTGTTCCATGGTCTGGCCGCACGGGGCGTATGGGTGTGACGGCCCATCGCCCCCTCGCTAGGGAAAGTTCCACTGCCTTATGGG